AAATCTTTGTCAACTTTTAATATCTCACCTTTTTGCTCACCAAATTTGGCTAGAGAAATTTTATCCATGCGTTCCTCAATTGCTTTTTCGGCTTCGGACATTTTAGCAGTTGAAGGTTCAACGGTCTCGAATTTATAACCAGTTTCTGTTAATGCTTCTTTGGCATTTTCATAAATACCTACCCATTTCTTTTGGGCTTCAACATCAATAGTTGGTTTTACATCTTCCGGTTTGTCTTCATTTTTAGAGTCTTTAGTATCTTCCTTGTTTTTACTATCGCTAGTATCTTCTTTAGATTTGATATCAAACTCTTTTGCTAAGTCAATGTCTTTATTGGCATCAGACTTTAAGGCTTCTTTGAATTTTGCAAGTTCGGCTTTAACACCATCAACATCCAGTTTGGTATACGGGTTTTCAATAATTGTTTCTGGAGTTGTTTGTTTTGCCATTTTTGTTTAATTCACCTTGTTTATCCAACAGATTTTACACGCCGGTCTATCTACGACCGACAACTTTTCAGTTATACTATCAAACGGAACCCATGCTTGGAAATCCTCATTCCAGACTGATCTAAGTCTAAATTCATAAGATAACCCTACATCCCCCTCTGTGAGAGCGGTAGGTCCCGTATAGACTCCATTTACAATGATATGATTAATAGGGTGCTGGCCCAGCTTAACCTCTGTAATTTTGCCATCATTATCGTTGGGATCTTCGGGATGGTTCGTATTGAGTGGAATACCTTCATTAGTTGATAGTTGATCTCGTTGTTTATTGAAGGTGTGAATTATAAATTGAGAAGTATAGACATATTTGATCCCAAACATATCAATCCAAGTACCCTCTGCTGCACCAACGCCTTCGAAGGTTTGCATATCTTGATTAAATGAAATATCGCCTGTAAATCTAGCTAGTGTTTCAACTCCTTCTTGTTTAGATAGATCATGGAATTTAGCAGACATTTCTTGTACACCACAAGCACATCTGACTTCGTTAAATTTAGCATCTACATTAAAAGCTTCTGAAAATGGTTTTTGTTTAGGAGGTTTCCAAAACAGATATACATCATTATCAGATAAGAAAGACTTGTCAAAAGGATTAGGCATTTTACGTAATATCCAACGATCAGACATATTTTTGCCATCAAAGAAGACTTCAGAGTATTTAGCGGTCTGTTCTCCTATTCTTGCATTACCATTACTAATTATCTTATAAACACCGGGAAAGGATCTTATCCGATTTTCATCTTCATCTAAGAATTCAGGTTGTCGGGTAGTTCCGTGATACGTCAACCATTCTCTCGATCGGGTGTCCTCTGATAATTCTCCGAATAGTCTTGTCACATTTGGGCTATCGGAAATGGTAGCCATATTGCCTGTTCTTGGAAATCTCAAGAACTGTAATTCATCAGTTTCTGTTTCAATAGATAACTGATAATCTATTTTATCACCTACAGTATGTTCATGTATTACATATTGAAGATCAGTATTTTTACTTGGAAATATCAACTTGGCTCACCTTTAATTTTCTCATTTTAGCTCTAATAGGATCAATTAAATCTCCACACATCAATCTTCTTCATCCCCTACAATAGCTTTAATATCCTCTGGCAAAGAATCATCTTTATTCATTGATGCTAGTGGATCTAATTCATGTAAATATTCTATAATAGAATCGATAGTAATCTTCATATTTTCTAATTGAATCAAAGTTTCTATTATGGCATTTTTAGATACAGATGCTTTAGCAGCTTTCAGTGTTTTACCTTTAGCCATTAAGACTTTAACTTCATCACTAACGTCTGGGTGCATTTCCTCTTCTATCTCCTCTTGTTAAAGTATTACGACCCCGTTGAGCTGGAGCTTCATTACCTTGCGTGGCAGACCCCTCTCTGTTGCTTCTGTTATTTAAATCAGCAGCTACACGATCTGGTGTTCTTTCACCATCATTCATCTGTTGCATTACTGGATTAGAGTCTTCAATAAATTGTTTAATCTGTTCCTTTTGTTTATCAGTTAATGGATCCAAGCCCCATATTTGTCTAATTTCATCAGGTGTAAAGACTTTAGAACCACTTAGTACTGCTACCATCTTTGCAAGTTCTGCTCTATCTCTATCTAGTATAAGTCTATTCTTAATAAATAATCTATCTACAACTTCGTCTCTAATTCCGGGACGTGCAAGTTTAACATGACGTTTTAAAAGGTTCTCCATTTCTTTTTGGATAATACCAGCATAAATTTCAGCCCTCAACGCTAGGAAGGAAGAGGCGTGAACGAGAGAGGAAAATCCTCCGCCTCCTTCACCACCCATGAGAGCTGAAGGTGTTCCGGTTGGACCACCAATCAGACTATTAATTTGGTCTAAAATAGGGGAAGGATCGTTATACTTTGCTGTCTTGGGTTCAATGAAACTAATATTAACACCCATACCAGTTGTTATACCTTGATCAGCTTCCCTTCTTTGATTAGTAATGTTATAGGCTTTCACTGCAGCTTCTGCATCTTTTTTAGCAGCTAATAATTTTTGACTGTGAGTGCCTGTATATCTACTTGGGTCATATTGAGATAAATCTAATTGATGCCATTCTCTAGGAATGTTTCTATTTCTAAATAGAACATCATTTCTCATTAATTGTTGTTTCCACATAATGATTCCAATTAGAGACATGATTGGAGGATGAGACCAAATATTAAATGTCCATCTACCTAGATTATCCTTGACCATATTTCTACGGTTATTAAAACTAAGATGTACAATACGTTCTTTTTTAAGTATTAATTCTGGCCATCTAGTACTAGACATTTGTTCATCAATGACATACCATTTTGGATTCATTATAATTTTCTCATCAGTATTAAAAGCTCTATTAATTTGACCACGAGTATCTACTGCTGTTACAATAGTCATTGGGAATGGTTGAAGTCCTATAATACCTTTTGAGCTTGATTGTATTAAATCAACAGTATCACCATACTTCCATAAATCTACTGTGTAATTATAAAATAATCTTGGTAAGCCTTGACCACCTATTTCTCTTCCAAATTTATTACCTTCTTCTATTGCATTCTCTTCTTCATTAGATAATTTTGTATCGTCCTGTCTAATACCAATTACATTGCCATGTTGATCGCCAATTGATTTTTGTATCATTACAGCCATTAATTGAATTACAGAATGTAAACGTTCATCTGAATTGTATAAAGTATCAGAAAGAACATATCTATTTTTACCGGTATATTCTCTTAAGTCATACATCTCCTTTATACGACCACCAAGAACTTGGGCTGGTGCGTTAACTAAAGGATCTGGAGGTCTATCATCTAATGATCTGGGATCTGAACCCGGATGACTGCTTCCTATTGATTTAATCCAATCTCTAAAACCCATTTTAGAACCTCATCATTATATGTGTATTTACTGCAGTATTTAACAATCTTGCTTCCTCTTCTTCCCTTCTGACGTGACTGATAAGTTGAGCCACCGTGTCAGCCATGTCTTTTGATCCCGATGATGGGTGATCAATTTTTTTGCTTCTGATAAGTAATAATTCAGCAAATTCTTTAAAGAGATATTCACTGTAAGGGATGGATGCCAAGCCTTCGTATAAGTCGTTCCGAGCGGTAATCCAATCGTTGACGTCGAGTGTGTGTTGTAAGGGGAGAACATTGTAGTCTCGCACCATTGACTGGAGTTCCGTGTGAAAGTATATATCGAATATGTAAGCTCTAATGGGGAGTGTTTCCAAAATTGGCTTAAGAATTGCTTTAATATCTTCAACGTTTATTTCAGCCCCTTTGGATGCAATAAACACGGTGGACCCGATTATCTTTATTTCTCCATTCACTGACACATATCCTATAGATAACCCGAAAGCATCGTTTTTAATTGCTGGATCTGTTAATATAAAGAAGTCTAATGCATCTTTATAATAGCGCATATCTAATCTAGATTTATCAATATCTGGTGTAAAACCAAGTTTACGGTTGACTTTAGTCATAGGTGGATCTCCTATAAAAATGTTAAGATTTCTCATTGAATCTTTTTGCAATTGGTTTAATAATACAGTATTAAAGAAGGACTGTGAATCCATGCCTTCTTCTGCTCCATAATCTCTATCAAAGATTTCAGGGTGTCTTTTTCTTTCTTCTTCTAAAACTTCAAAAGGTAAGTTAGGATTTAATTCCCATGTCTTTTTCCAAACTAATTGAGCCCATTTCCATTTTTCGTTTTCTGCTTGCTTGTATAATGTTGTGATGAAATCACCCGGACCTGCAATAGAAGAAATAGCAACTCGTATATCTTCGTTCCATCTTTTAAATGTACTAGTAGAATTGCCTATTTTAAAGTAAATTTCATCAGGAGAGTGACGCTCAGAATCCATGAATGAAGAAACTTCGTCTGCAACAAAACATTTAACAGTTCTACCAACACCTGAGGATACACTGCTACCTAATGCTTTTAATGTAATGTTCTTTGGAAATTTAATTGCGTTATAAACAGTATCGAATTTGAAGGACATAAAGAAAGGAGAGTTTTGCATAATTTCTTTGCACCTTTTAAATACAGTATCTAATGCTTGTTGTTCTTGAGGTGCTACATTAATACAGAAGATTTCAGAGTTAGCGGCAAGTTTATAATGTTGTTGTGGATCTCTCATCATTAGTAACTTGGCGGTTTCATATAAAGAAATTAAAGCTGCTACTGTAGTTTTACCTCCTCTTCTACCTGATACAAAGATTAGTTCAGACTTTATACGTCTACCAGTTTCATCTAGTACAAAAAAGTCTTTTAAAATTTTAATTTGAGAAGGCCATAGTTTTATATTACCTAAAGCAGGATGAGTCCAAAAGAATATAGGATCATTTGCTGCCTTTAATAGTAACAGTAATTGTTCGCCTATGGATAATTTTTCCCATAATGATACCTCGCAGGTAGGTTCTAATATAGTTCTAGTCATTGGTTTTCTTTAGAATTAAAGGTTCTAAAGTTTCAGCAAATTTCTTTTTACAAAGCGGACATGCGTCTTGAAGAACCTGACCAATTACATTGTTATATTCAACCGTCATGTTTTGAATATTAACCTTAGTTGGAGATGCAAATTCACCTTGTAATTTAGCTAAAGTTTCAATGTATTTACGCATTGAATCTTCTGCTTTAATGTAAGTGTTAAGGATTTGTGGATCTAAATCATCAATATCTATAGTACGATCAATTATTCTTTTAAGTCTATCCATTCCTTTAAGACATTCATGAAATTTATCTACTACATCTTGTGCTAGTTCAGGATGAGTTTCATGAAGTTCTACGGCAATTTGAGGTTTAACTTTATATTTAATATGTTCATACCAGCCTTCTTTAGTAACTGGTATCTCTTGACCTTTAAGTGCTTCTATGACTTGGTCAGCAGATATTTCTTTTTTTAAATATTTAGTCTCTAATTCTTCAATTCCCTCTATAACAGAGAAATTTCTCATAAGTATTCAATGAAATAACGGTTCGTACAGACTTTAATTGTTTGGGCCCCCTGTATATTAGAAAGGGATCTGTTCAGTGACGGAAGTGTCATTACAATGTTATGTAGGTCAAAGTTTAAGATTAGTCTTGAACGATTCTTATGTCAAATTAAATTGGAAATTGAAAGATGGTTCTGTAGGTACAACTATACTAGAAGAAGATAAAGCAAATAGGTTTATTGAAATATTAGGTAGTGAAAACGCTTGGCTAACTTCCTAGCTGTTCTTGTACGTGAACTGTCATAGGTGGTCTAGTCTTTCTAATAAGATTACTTCCATCAGTCATTTTTAACATAGCAAAGTAATGACCTGCACTTGGAATATCAGCAATAATTATGTTCCATCTTGCTGTTTCATTACCACCACCTACAATTGTAAGACCTGTTATAGTCTTAGTAGGTGTACTGAATTTATCATCTTCTGCAATGAATAAAGTAATAGTAGTAATTCCTAAAGCCGTTAAATCTTGTAGATTTCCATCTTTATCTTTAACTGTAATATCATAAGCATCTCCACCTTCACCTTCTACAAGTTCTAGATCGGCCATGATTATTTACCTAATAACGTAGATATAACTCGCTTGGCCACCTTAGCTATCGCAGTATAGCTGGACACGGTAGTATCTACAGTTCTCTTAGCAATTGTAGTCATAGTTGCATATGTTGATATTGTAGCTATGGTAGCATAGGTTGATATTGTGGTTACAGCCTTTTTAATGATAATTAAGAGTACTAGTTTTGTGATAGCTTCTGATCGTTGTACAACCTCATTAACTACTGCTAATTTTGCAGTACCTAGACGTACAATTGTATCTTCACCCCACTCTACAGTTTCAGTGATGAATTTAATTAATCCTTTAGCTAGTGTGATATTTTCTACTCTCTGTACGACTTCAGTAATTTGACGTACAATGAATTGTGCTATATTGATATTTTCAATTCTTTGAACTACTTCATTTACAGCTCTTACAATTGTTCTTA